TGCGGGTGCACCACCGTCGTTAACTAATATGTTAATTCCTGCTGCCATATTTCATCACTTATTCCTTTTCTTCTCCTTTGAAGACAATTCTGCCGTCTTCCATCGCAAACATGCGTGGTGTCTCGGCTTCTGCTTCAACGGGTTGTTCTTCATCACTGTGGGCTTTACCTTTACCGAAGGTCCTTTCGGATTCTTCTGGTACTGGCATAGACTCCATTGCGATGGAGAAACCTTCTAGCTTAACCTCATCCCAAGAAGTGAGTTCCTCAGCACGTGCTTCCTTGGATTCGTCATTGACTTTTCCTAAGAGAGCTTCCTTTTCTATGATTGTGTTGACGAAGGAATCAATTCGAGCTTTTGCTTCTGCTTCTGCTCTTGTTGCTTCTACTTCTTCAAATTTGGTAATCATAGCGAGGGCTTCTTCGTGCTTGGCGTTCAATTCTTCGTATGAAGTTTTCATCTCTTCAAGCTGGGTTCTCATAGCGGCGAATTCACGCTCTACAAGTGTCTCAGCTCCAGAGTCTTCTGTTTTTACTTGTTCTTCAGCCATAGTTATTTCCTCGCTGGTTGTCCCGTGTGTTTCACAGGCACATGATTCATCGTCATGGCCACCACAGCCACAATCTGAATCTTTTTCACCGAATTCTCGATGTTCGTTACATTCCTTTCCTTCTCCAATTGTACATGATTCACAAACGGGTGTGCGAGTCTCATTATCAATGAAGCTCACCTCTACAGGGCGTATGTCAGTTGCGAAAGGCTCTCCTAAGACATCAACGTCTTTAGATAACCAGTCTATACTAACATGCGTCATGTTACCGTTTTCCAATTTCTCTAACACTTCGCTTGCTTTTGCAGACTCTTTGTGTATTCTAGCCAACATTTCGATTGCTGACTTACCATCTTCAAGTTGGACGATTTTGGGGTTGATAGCCGTGCCTAAGAGGTCATCGTCTGTCCTTTGATGATTATAGTATACTGGAAGAGTTTCAAATGCTTTTAAATTTTCTTCCAAGATGGATGGTTCAATAAAAACCTTTTGGTCACCATCTTCGTCGTGGGGGCCCGACGTGATAGCGATTACAGGGAATTCTAAATAGTCATCCGTATTAGTAATCTCTCCAATAGCAGGAGCATAAACTCTCCTGTTCTCTCGGTCCCCGGCAGAATCCATAGCAAAACTTCTTTCAGTCTTGACTTCATCTACCCTCATGCGGCACATTTTAGCCGCAGTCTCTTCGTAGTTTTTAGTTCCACGCTTTTTAAGTGTGGCTGCTACGTCTATCAAACAGCGCTCGTATTCATAATCGCTCATTCTTCTCTATCCCCCGTAGTATTAGCGCTTGGTTTGTTACCAGCGCGGTTCTCTGTTCTTTCTTTTTCTTCTGTCTTATCTTGGTCTTTACCTCCAGATACATTGGCATTCTTTGCAGTTTCTTGCTGTTCTACCACTCCATCTGGGTTTAACCCTCTTTCCATTCTTACCTCTTGAGGTGAAAGAACTCCCTCTGAAAGGTATATCATATCTGTCTTAGCTTTTAAGAAAGCATCATCGACGTTCATTTGACGGAATCTAAATAAGGCATCTCCAGAACCTACTTGAGGCATCAGTTGTGAATTGATAGATGCTTCAATAGCAGATTGTAAATGTCTTACATATGGTTCAAATATAGGACGTGCCTGTTCTGGCTTATCCCACATTGTCATTGGAACTTTCATAGCCATGGATATCTTTTTCATTATATCATCTGTGTATTTACCATACTCAAACGCTCTTTGTGTTCCTTGTAATTCTTTTACTTCTATATCATTACCGTGAATGATATCTTCACCCGGCTCTAGTCCATTGAATGCAGACACTATTTCATTGATTTTGTCCGGTCCATAAGGCATATCAGGTAGACCAGCACTAATATCGAAACGACTATTAGCGTATTTATTAAGAGCCGCACCGATGTCGCGCTCTGCATAATCTTTAAGGTCAATGAGATAAAGAATAGGATGTATATCAGATAAACCGTAGGCATAATCATCAAACGGATTGTTCTTGTATTCGATAATCTCTTCTTCCTCAAACCTAATCGACTCCTTATCGTCGCCCAAATCTTGATAATAATACATTATTTGTCCATTATCGTCTCTTTGAACATACATATTCTGTGATGAACGTAAAACTAAATTATCTCCAGTCCATTCTAAATAGGATGTACCAAAGATTCTTCCATTACGCAACCACGAATAAATAAGTTGTTCTACATTTATGCTATCAAAAAGCTGGGTGATAGCTTGGCGTTCCTCTTCATTGTCAGTTACGATGTCGTAACCGTCCTTAGAGGCGTAGAGACATGGCAAATCTATCAGAGTTCTTACTATAGGGTCCGACAAATACACATTCATGTACGTTCGATAATCGCCAACCTGCGGTTCTTTCATAGCACCACCACGCCCGAAGGCATTGGACTGCAATTGAATCCGGCGTATTACTCCATCTCCGAAGGAGCGTGGATTATCTTTATTGAACGGTGGGTTTGTCCCTTTAGTTGCGAAACTCCGCCTATTGAAAGGCCAATAATCTCTTAGAGCCATAGCTATCGTATAAATATAATACAGCGGAGTATATAAAGCTTTCGCTAAATTCCGCCCGGTCGGGGCTTATTAACCCTATGTTTCCGTGTTGTTTTACCAAAAACTGGTCCAGATAGACCTTTTTTCGCTGGCATCCTTGTAGAACGGTTAACATTCACTGATGCGAACGAAGATTCGGGTGGTAACATGCCCAAACAGGCGTGTATTCCTATCACAGAGCTATCACAGTAGTCATCATGCTTACCATCTGGTGCTGATATCTTTTCTGTCTTATTAGCTGCATCCATTGTATATTCTAGATTTACATGTTCTTTATACCACTTAGTAACTAACTTTGCTTGTTCTGGAGGTAGGTATTTAGGGTCTGGCACCTTAATTTGTCCTTGTTGTACATATGACACATAGTCTCTGTAGACCTGTGTTTTAGAACCCTTCGGTCCTCCTGTAAATATAAATGGTATTAAATGTATCTCTTCTTGAATACATTCTACTCTTAAATCTTGTTCAAATGCACCACCTATACCTGTAGCATCAATAATAACTCTTTTTGCATCAAAATTCTTTGCAACATCCATTATACGACTACGTTGGAATGGTATATCATGTCCACCTGTCTTTGGTCCTATCTCTTCTAAATAAATTAAACTTGCAATATTTCCTGTATCACTCTTCTCGTTAGCCCATACACTGATAACAGTAGAATTGACAGACTTACCAATGTCCACACCAACAACACAATTTGGATACGGCGTTCCGTATTCGGCAAATTCTTGTTGAATATAACATTTGCGAAGTAACTCCGGGTTAAAAATATTACTCGTTGATTCGACGAACTCGCACTCATATTCTGTTCTCCAATATATTGAATCTTCTCCCCATTCAGTCATTTTTTGTAACATATCTTCTTCATCATAAGGAGGAGCATAGGCTCTACCTTTCTTCACTGCATCTCTCCAAGTAAAGTGTAACCTATCAAATGAATCTTCATAATCTTCATCATAAAGATATCTATACATATGGTTCTCTTTGCTTTTTGGAGTTCCCAAGTTGATAAATGGAGCCTTATTAGATAATATAGAAGGTTCTACATTATCAATAAATAACTTATCATCAATTAATGGGCTTTCATCCACTACTAAGAAAGTAGGGTGTTGTCCTCGTATTGCTTGTCCTTGATTAGAAGCAGCAATAGGGGCTCTACGTAGCACCGTACCTCCCTTCATTGTGATATTAGGCTTGTTATGGAATCTATAATGGTCAATTAAGCTCCCCAAGAACTCATTATCAGCAAAATGTCTATAACAATAGTTAAAGATTAATGAAGCTTGGTCCTCAGATGGAGCCAAAACAAAGATTAAATCTCTAAATCTCTTAAAGAACATATATATAACCACTGCCACAGATAAAGCATAAGACTTGCCACTACCACGTGGAGCCAAAATTGCTAATTTTCTATGTTTTGCGGGGTT